GTTTATATTCTCTGTTTGTCCCAATGGAATGGAACTACGAAGGATTTATTGATGAGCACGGACTTCCAGTTTTTGATACACCAGACATCGATGTGTTCGGTCCAGATGGTGAATTAATAGATGTAGGTATAATAGAACATTGGCAAAATGAAGCTGATGGTTTAAAAGGTGATCATGATGCGTTAAACGAGTTCTACAGACAATTTCCTAAAACTACTGAACACGCGTTTAGAGATGAAGCAAAAGGAAGTATATTTAATCTCGTTAAAATATATGAGCAAATAGATTATAACGAAGAAATGTCTAGAACACTTGGGGTTACAAAAGGTAATTTCCAATGGGTTAATGGAATAAAAGATTCACAAGTTATATTTTATCCAGATCAAAATGGTAGATTTAAAGTTAGTTGGGTTCCAAAGACTGGATTACAAAATAGGGTGGTACTTAAAAATGGTATAAAATATCCTGGTAACGAACATATGGGAGCATTTGGTTGTGACTCTTATGACATATCAGGGACCGTAGATGGAGAAGGATCTAAAGGAGCACTACATGGCCTTACTAGATTCAGTATGGAGGACGCTCCGGCTAATAGCTTTTTTTTAGAATACTTATCAAGACCACCTACGGCTGAAATATTCTTTGAAGATGTTTTAATGGCGATAGTGTTCTATGGAATGCCAATACTTTGTGAGAATAACAAACCTAGACTTTTATATTATTTAAGAAGAAGAGGATATAGAGGGTTCAGCATGAACAGGCCGGACAAAATATGGAACAAATTATCTGTAGCAGAAAAAGAAGTTGGAGGAATTCCTAACTCCAGTGAAGATATAAAACAAGCGCATGCCGCTGCAATTGAGATGTATATACAAGATCACGTAGGCATGCAGCAAGATGGAACATTTGGAGATTTATATTTTAATGCTCTATTAAATGATTGGACTAGATTTGATATAACTAAACGTACAAAGTTTGATGCGTCTATTAGTTCAGGTTTAGCAATTATGGCGAATAATAGACATTTATATGCTCCGAACGCAAAAATTGAAAAACCAAAATTGAACATACATGTTTCTAAATATGAAAATAAAGGTAATATGTCAAAAATAATTAAACAATAAATATGGCAGAGTCTGGCATTAAAAATTATTTCCCAAGTCAAACCGTAAGTGATCAAGAAAAATTAAGTTATGATTACGGTTTAAAAGTAGGTAAAGCTATAGAGACAGAATGGTTTAATAATGATAGAAGTTCTTCTAATAGGTATAAAACTAATAGTAATAATTTCCATAATTTAAGATTGTATGCTAGAGGCGAACAATCTATTCAAAAATATAAGGATGAGTTATCAATAAATGGTGATTTGTCCTATCTTAATTTAGATTGGACACCTGTTCCAATTATTTCAAAATTTGTAGATATTGTTGTAAACGGTATAGCCGAAAGAACTTATGATGTAAAAGCTTATTCTCAAGATCCTTATAGTGTAAAAGAACGAACTAAATATGTAGAAGCTTTACTTTCAGATATGCGAATGCAAGATGTTAACAATTTTGCTTTGCAATTTGGTATGGATTTATCAGAAAGTTCTGTTACTGATTTACCTGAAACAAAAGAGGAAGTAGAGTTGTACATGCAATTGACTTATAAACAATCTATAGAAATAGCTGAAGAACAAGCTTTAAAAGTTCTTATGGAAGGTAATAACTACGAATTAACAAGTAAAAGGTTTTATTATGATTTAGCTGTTCTTGGTATTGGTGCTGTAAAAACAAGTTTTAACACATCTGAAGGTGTTACTATTGATTATGTTGATCCTGCTAATCTTGTATATTCTTATACAGATTCTCCTTATTTTGAAGATATATATTATGTTGGTGAAGTTAAATCTATTCCAGTAAATGAATTGGCAAAACAATTTCCTCACCTTACAGAATCTGATCTTGAGGATATAGTAAAAAATAAAACTTTTAATAGAAATAATTATAGCACTAGGTTTTCTATTGATAAAGAAGATAATAATACAATCCAAATTCTATACTTTAATTATAAAACTTATATGAATGAGGTTTATAAAGTAAAAGAAACTGGAACTGGTGCTGATAAAATTATACCTAAAGATGATAGTTTTAATCCTCCATCAGACAAAGAGGGTGGATACTCTAAAATGTTACGATCTATAGAATGTTTATATGATGGCGCTATGATTCTTGGTACCAACAAACTACTTAAATGGGAAATGGCTAAAAACATGTTACGCCCTAAGAGTAACTATACTAAAGTTAAAATGAACTATGCTATTGTAGCGCCTAGAATGTATAATGGTAAAATAGAATCATTAGTTGGTAGAATAACTGGTTTTGCCGATATGATTCAACTAACTCATTTAAAATTACAGCAAGTGATGGCGAGACTAACACCAGATGGTGTTTATTTAGATGCTGATGGTTTAGCTGAGATCGATTTAGGTAATGGTACAAACTATAATCCACAAGAAGCATTAAACATGTTCTTCCAAACCGGATCTGTTATAGGTCGGTCATTTACGAGTGACGGTGATTTAAATCCTGGTAAAATACCTATTCAAGAAATACAATCCGGATCTGGAGGACAAAAATTACAAAGTTTAATTGGTACATATAATTATTATTTACAAATGATAAGAGATGTCACTGGATTAAACGAAGCTAGAGATGGTAGTACACCAGATAAAAATGCTTTAGTAGGTATACAAAAAATGGCTGCCGCAAACTCTAATACAGCGACTAGACATATTTTACAAGCTGGGTTATTTTTAACAGCTGAAGTGGCAGAGTGCCTGTCTCTTAGAATATCTGATATTATAGAATACTCTCCAACAAAAGATGCTTTTATCCAAAGTATTGGAACTCATAATGTTGAGACTTTGGATGAAATAAAGAAACTTAATTTATACGATTTTGGTATATTTATAGAATTATCACCAGATGAAGAAGAAAAACAAATGCTAGAGAATAATATTCAAATGGCTTTGCAACAACAAAGTATAGAACTTGAAGACGCTATTGACGTGCGAGATATTAAAAATCTTAAATTAGCAAATAAGTTGCTAAAGTTACGACGAAGTAAAAAACAAGAAAGAGATAGACAATTACAATTAGAAAATATAGAAGCTCAAACTGAATCTAACACAAAAGCAGCTCAAGCCGCTGCTCAAGTTGAAATGCAAAAAAATCAAGCAGAAGCTCTTTCTCAAGCTGAGCTTGAAAAAATGAAAGCGCAATTGGAGTCTCAAAAAATGATACAAGAAGTTGAACACAAAAAAGAATTAATGGGATTAGAATTTCAATACAGCATGCAACTTAAAGGAATTGAGGTTGATGGGGTAAAGGAAAGAGAACGACAGAAAGAAGATCGTAAAGATGAGAGAACAAAAATACAAGCAACACAACAATCAGAAATGATTGACCAAAGAAACAAGGATAAACCACCTAAAAATTTTGAATCTGCAGGTAATGATATTCTAAGTGGCGGATTTAATTTAGGTTTATAAATTTATTAATTATTATTATATTATATTATGGCAAAAAAGAAAACAGAGGTAGTAGAAGAGACTACTAAAGAAACAAAAGTAAAGGAACCTAAAGGTGATGTTACAAAGGTAAAAGAAAAAATGCAAATGAAACCTATAGTTGAAGAAGAAACTATAACTAAGGTTGATTTAAGCAAATCCCCAGAAACTAAAGAAGATGAACAACCAGAAAATACCAATAAAGAAGAGGTTGTTGAAGAAAAGGTTATTGAAGAAACGACTGATAAAGAAGAGGTTGTTGAACAAACTACAGAAGAAAACACTGAAATACCTATTATAGAAGAAGTAACTAGTGAAGAAACAGAAGCAGAAGTAGAGGAACTTGCAGAGCAAACTGTTGAAGCTATAACTAAAGCTGAAGAAACCGGAAAAGATTTACCAGAAAATATCCAGAAACTGATGGATTTTATGGAAGATACTGGTGGAGATTTAAATGATTATGTTAAACTTAATCAGGATTATAGTAAATTAGAGAATAAAGATTTATTATATGAATATTATAAACAAACAAAACCTCATTTAAATATAGAAGAAATTAACTTCCTTATGGAAGACACGTTCTCTTACGACGAAGATGTAGACGAAGAAAGAGATATACGTAGAAAAAAATTAGCGTTAAAAGAGCAAGTTGCCAGCGCTAAAACTCACTTGGAAGAGAACAAATCCAAATACTATGAAGATATCAAAGCTGGTTCAAAGCTCACGAGTGAGCAACAGAAAGCAGTTGATTTCTTTAATAGATACAACAAGGAATCTGAGGAAAATCAGAAAACAGCAGATGCAGCTAAATCTACATTCTTACAAAAAACAGATAATATTTTTAACGACAAGTTCAAAGGTTTTGAATATAACGTCGGAGATAAGAAATTTAGGTTTAATGTTAAAGATGCTAATGAGATTAAAGAAGCTCAAAGCGATATTAATAATTTTGTCAAGAAGTTCTTGAATAAGAAAAATGAAATGTCAGACGCTAAAGGGTATCATAAATCTCTTTATACTGCAATGAATGCTGATGCTGTTGCTAATCACTTTTATGAACAAGGAAAAGCAGATGCTATGAAAGATAGTGTCGCTAAAGCCAAAAACGTGAATATGGATCCAAGGCAAGCCCATGGAACTATTGAAGCGGGTGGTATGAAGTTCAAAGTGCTAGGTGATGATTCTTCTGATTTTAAGTTTAAAATTAAACAAAAATAACAATTTAAAATTATTACGAAATGGCAATTACAAGTAATTACACGCCCACCCCTGCTCCAATACAGCAGACGTTGGCTTCAGCTTACCTAGATTTTACAGGTGGCTCAAGTACTGACTGGGCACGACAATACGTTCCAGACTTAATGGAAAAAGAAGCTGAGGTTTTTGGAAACAGAACTATCTCAGGTTTTTTATCTCAAGTTGGAGCTGAAGAATCTATGACTGCTGATCAAGTTGTTTGGTCTGAGCAATCAAGATTACACTTATCTTACGAAGGTACTACAGGTGATACTGGTACAACATTAACAGTTACTAAAGACGCTGATGATGGAACTCCTGGTACTGATGTATATTCTACAAAAGATCACGGTGTTAGAGCTGGAGATATGTTAATCGTATCAAACGCTTCTGTAACACTAAAATGTTTTGTACTTTCTGTACACGCAACTACTGGTGTTATCACTGTAGACGTTTATGATAGAGCAAACATGACTTCTTCTTCTGGTATCGCAGATGCACAAACTGTTAAAATTCTAGTTTATGGTTCTGAATATGCAAAAGGAGCTGTTGGTAGAGACCAAACAAACAAAGCGATGTTCAAATCTTATGACAACAAACCAATTATTATTAAAGACAAGTATGATATCTCAGGATCTGATGCTTCTCAAATTGGTTGGGTTGAAGTAAGCGGTGAAGATGGTCAATCAGGTTACTTATGGTATTTAAAATCATCAGGTGACACTAGATCTCGTTTCACTGATTATATTGAAATGGCAATGGTTGAATCTAAAAAAGCTACAGTTACAATTACAGCTACACAAACTAATGCTACTGGTACAATTGAAGGTACTGAAGGTTTATTCGCTGCTATAGAAACTAGAGGAAACGAAAGCACTGGTATTACTGGTGTTAACGCGGCTACTGATTTAGCTGAATTTGACGCTATCTTAGCTGAACTTGATAAGAACGGTGCTATTGAAGAAAACATGATGTTTGTTAACAGATCGACTGCTTTAGCAATGGATGATATGTTAGCTTCAATGAATTCTTATGGTGCTGGTGGTACTTCTTACGGAGTATTCAACAACTCTGAGGATATGGCACTTAATTTAGGTTTCTCTGGATTCCGTAGAGGTTCTTATGACTTCTATAAATCTGATTGGAAATATCTAAATGATCAATCTACTAGAGGATTAATTAACGCTAAAGACACGGTTAATGCTATTAGAGGTGTTATGATTCCAGCTGGAGTTTCTTCAGTTTATGATCAAGCTTTAGGTAAAAATCTAAAACGTCCATTCTTACATGTGAGATATAGAGCGTCTGCAACTGATAACCGAAAATTCAAAAATTGGGTTACTGGTTCTGTAGGAGCTACTACGTCTGATTTAGATGCGATGGAAATACATTATTTATCTGAAAGATGTTTAGTAGTACAAGGAGCAAACAACTTCTTTATGTTAAACTAATCAATTTTTAAAAGAACCGAGGTTTCGGCCTCGGTCCTTTTATTTTTATTAATTTTATTATATATTATATTATGGCAAAAAAAACAAAAAAAGTTGAGGTGGAAGAACCTCAAACTCAAGAAGCGGCAGTTAAAACTGCCTCGGTTGTAGAACAACCAAAAGTAAGAGTAATGGAAAAATCATTACCAGAAAAGAAAAAAGATATTTGGAAAATAAAAGATCGTCAATATTACCTAACCGGTAACAGATCACCGTTAAGTAAATCGATAAGAGCTACAAACATTTATTATTTCGATGAAGAGAAGGGTTATGAAAGAGAATTAAAATATTGCTCAAATCAAAGAACCTGTTTTGTAGATGAAATGGTTGGAGATCAAAGAATGGAACACATAGTTTTTAGAAACGGCGCTTTAACTGTACCAAAAGAAAAAAGTGTTCTTCAAAAATTATTATCACTATATCACCCTCATAGAGAAACACTTTTTTTTGAAAGTAAACCAGAAGTTGAAGCTGCTGATGAGGTAGAGAATATAGAAATAGAAATTGAAGCTTTAACTGTAGCTCAAAATCTAGATATAGATATTGCAGAAGCAATTATGCGTGTTGAAGTAGGGTCTAAAGTATCAGAGATGAGTTCTAAAGAGCTTAAAAGAGATTTACTAGTGTATGCTAAGAAAAATCCTAAATTATTCTTAGAATTAGTAAACGATGAAAACGTTGTTCTTAGAAACTTTGGTATTAGAGCAACAGAAATAGGAATATTAAAACTATCCCCAGATCAAAGAACTTTTTTATGGGGTTCTAACAATAGAAAACTAATGAATGTTCCTTTTGATGAACATCCTTATTCAGCTTTAGCTGCTTGGTTTAAAACTGACGAAGGAATGGAGATTTACTCCAATATAGAAAAACGATTAAATTCGTAACAACCTTATAGTAGAGCAACCACTCTATAAAAGGGTGGTTGCGTTACTATAAATTAAAAAATAATTATGGCGATAAGTGTAGACACCGTATATCAAAAAGTTTTAGTATTTGCTAACAAAGAGCAGAGAGGATATATAACTCCTCAAGAGTTTAATTTATTTGCCGACCAAGCACAAATGGAAATATTTGAACAATATTTCTATGATAAAAACCAATTCGGAAGAGTACCAGGTAATAACTACGCTTATTCAGATATGGTTACTAATTTAGAAGAAAAAATCCAACTCTTTGAAAGGTATGATCGAGAAGCTGATGTAACATATGTTAGTAATAATCCAAGTGGTCATGATAGTTGGGGTGATGTAAATTTAACTACTCAGTTTCCAAATTTATATAGATTAGGTGTGGTGAGAGTTGATTATGAAACTGAACCTCACTATAGAGTTGCTGAAGAAATTCAGTTAAATGAATTAACTAAGTATGGTACCTCTCCATTAGGTGACTGGACAAAAACACGTCCTGTATATACTAGGTACTCAGGAGCTAATCATAAAAATTTAAAAGTATATCCTTATCCATCTTCAGATAAAACTATAGATAGAGTATTAATTACTTATATACAAAAACCATCAAAGCCAAATTGGGGATATGTAGTTGTAAACGATAAACCGCTTTATAATTCAAATACATCAACTGATTTTGAACTACATCCAGCAGAAGAATCTGAATTAGTATATAAAATATTAGCTTTTAGTGGTATTGCAATTGAAAAACCACAATTAACACAAGTAGCTGCAGGATTAGAACAAGTTAAAGTTCAACAAGAAAAACAATAAATAAATGGGATTATTAGATAGCACTACACAAACACAATATTATCAAGGAAGTGATCATGGTAATTACCAATTTACTTCTTTGGATCATATTATAACTCAATTTCAAATTGCTTATGTTGGTGAAGATAAAATAATACCTAAAGTAAAGAGAGCTGATATAGCTTTTCACGCTCAAAGAGCTATACAAGAACTATCATTTGATACTTTTAAGTCTATCAAATCTCAAGAAATAACAGTACCAGGAACGCTACAAATGATACTTCCACAAGACTATGTAAATTATACAAAAATAAGTAGGATAGATTCTGCTGGTATAAAGCACCCACTATACCCGACAAACAGAACTTCAAATCCATCAAATCCAATACAAAATGATGATGGAGATTTTGCGTTAACCGCAGTTGGTACATTGGATGATAGTTCTAGTAGTATAGAATTAGATGCAGAATATAAAGACATTCAAGTTGGTATGATAGTTAGTGGTCCATATATTCCAATAACCCCTTCTAAAACCTATGTTGCAGCAACATCTAATTCCAGTAGTATAACTACTATAACACTAGAAGATGTTGATGGACAAGCAGTACTTCCAACTGAAAGTAATTCAGGAACAACTTTAACATTTAAAAATGTTGGAGGAGAATTAATTTTGGAAAAACAATCTTCTCATGTAGTAGAAAACTTATCTTGGAATCTTACGGATTATAAAATAACTGGTACTGCTTCTGAATTAACTGATATAAAAGTTGGCATGTTAGTGTCGCATGATAATTTTCCAAAAGGAACAACAGTAACAAATGTTTACACAACTACTATAGTTACATCTGCATTACCAGATACAGCTGTAACTTCTGGTGGCGAAGTAACTTTTATATCTCCAGATTCTGAATCTGACACTTGGTCGAATTATAAATCTGCGACTCCATCTGAAAATAATAACGACGATTATGAAGACGATACGTATTGGCCGATAGACGGGGAAAGATATGGTTTAGATCCTCAACACGCTCAAGTTAACGGTTCATTTTATATAGATCAACAATCAGGAAAAATTCATTTTAGTTCTAATATTTCTGGAAAAACAGTAGTATTAGACTATATAAGTGATGGTCTTGGTACAGACGAAGAAATGCAAGTTCATAAATTCGCAGAGGAAGCAATGTATAAATCTATTGCTCATGCGATAATGTCAACACGAGCAAATGTTCCGGAATATCAAGTTCTTAGATTTAAGAGAGAAAAGTTTGCAGCTATAAGAACAGCAAAATTAAGATTATCAAATATTAAATTAGAAGAATTAACTCAAACATTACGAGGTAAGTCTAAACATATAAAACACTAGTACATGCCAGAGATTAAGCACACTTTTACCGCTGGTAAAATGAATAAGGATCTCGACGAGAGACTTGTTCGAGATGGAGAATATAGAGACGCAATGAATATACAAGTGTCAACTTCAGAAGGATCTGATGTTGGTACAGTTCAGAATATATTAGGTAATTCTTTAGTTGGTGGGCAAGGTAATATTAGTGGTGATACTCATTGTGTTGGGTCTATATCAGATGAAAAAAATGATAAATTATATTGGTTTATTACTAATAAAACGCCTTGGGTGTTGGATGGAACAATTACAGGCGATCCCAATGGTAAAGTGTATAAGGACTATATAGTAGAACATGATACGCTCGATACTACTAATCCGGTAAAACCTGTCTTCGTAGACAAATGGATGGTAGAGTTTCCTTGGATAGAACCTAACTTGAGCTTAGTAGGTCCTCAAACTACATTTGAATTAGAAAATATAAATGATATTGATCTTGGTATGAAAGTTCAATTTTTAGGTCCTATATCAACTTTTGAACGTAATATAACTAGTATTACCCCTACAACTGGAGCTGCAGCTCTTATTAATCCTAACGGTGGTACTGTTACTGTTGATGCGGCTTTTCCAGTTTCACTTGCAACCGTAGCTAGTATATATAATTACTCGGTGCTTAGTGGGTTAAGATTTATACGTCCAGGAGAAACTAGAACAATAGGCCCAACTTTTATTGATAGTTCATATACTCACCCAGCTTTTGAACGTACAGAAATAAAAAGAGTTTTAGATTTTGACTCTAATATCAATATAACAGGAATTAATATAGTTGATGACATGTTGTTTTGGACAGATAATCATTCTGAACCGAAAAAAATAAACATACCTAGATGTAAAGCTGGAACATTTAATTTCAATACACAAACTAGATTAATAAACGAATCTCAAGGATTTGATGCATCCTCTAATATACCTTTAAAAGAGGAGCACGTTACTATTATCAAAAAATCTCCTCCAACCTCCCCTACTATAAAATTACAATCAGAAAGATTTAGTTCAGAAGGAAAAATTCATACCGGCGTAATGCGAATTACATCAGATTACAATTATCCAACTGTTGCTAAAACACTAAACCCATCATCATTTAATGTTTGGACAGAAGGTGTTATTAGACATGACTTTTCTGGTTTAGGTGTTGATGATACTTTTGTGACAGAAATAGAAACTGACATCCACGGTAATAGTGGTTTCAGTTTAGATTGGAAAACTGGTGACACTGTAATGATCAAAGAATTTGAAGATGACGTAGCGCCTAGAATACCAATAACAGATTATAGAATAAAAGCTAAAATTCTTGATAGAGTTACATGGGATAGTGGAACCTCATCCCCAGTTACACCTAGACTTACTGATGCTGTAAGTGAAATGTTAGAAGATACAAACGGAAACTTTATTGGAGATTTTATAACACCAAACAGCACTGGTTTTGGACCAAAAGGATGGAGTAATGCTGGTAGTTGGAGTAGTACAGGTAAAGTAACATACTCAGCTATTGATAGTGAATTACTATGTGTTGATGCAATGCAGCACCACAAAGTGCGTACAAGCGATACCTTACCTTTCGCTGCGGGTGAAACATATACAGTTGAATATACGGTGAGTAAGATTGACGTAAATGGCACTGATGAGTTTGAAGGTGGAATTAGTGCTTATATAGCTATACCAGATCCAGTTTCTGGGACACAAGTTTATAAAACAACGCGAAAAACTGCTATTGGCACTCACACTGAGAGCTTAACTTTATCAGGCCAAGGTCCAGCGAGCTGGAGTGCTGGTTATTTAGAAAACAAATTTTTCTTCCAATTTACTGGCAATGGTAATTTTACCAATCAACCAGAGTTAATTGATGTTAATACAGCGTCTTCCTCAACAATTGGTACAACAATTGGACCGCATTCTCAAGGTAATGCTTGGCGTCCTGGTCAACTTAAGAGTATTAGTTTTGATTATACTGAAATTGATGATGCAAATCATTTAGGAACCCCGCGTAATGGCACAGGCCCCGGCGCAAGTAACTTAAACACTTTATATTTTAACAATATAATGATAGAAAATCTTAGGAACGGTGCTAGGTATGAGTTAGAGTTAGAGTTTACTGTAAATAGCGTTTCCCATTCTAGTTTTGATGATTATGAAATTGGTATAAGTACAGATGGAGGAGTTTCATCATCTGCAAGGTTTGACGAAAGCGATTTTACCGGTACTTTACCTGTTACAGCAACTAAAACGATTGAGTTTGATGCAACTTCAAGTACAAAACAAATTGATATATTTGTAAGATCTAGATCAAAACCAACAGGGCAAGCGGGTATTGATACAATTGCTTTAAACGCTATGGTAACAGGAAACGCTATATCTATCCCAACAAATGGGTATGATGTTTTAGAAGACCATATAAGTAGTGTTTTTGGGATTGATTTTGATGCGCAGGTAAGTATGAAAAAAGAAATTGGTTTTACAGGTAAAATAGAAAATGTTTCTGTAAAAGACACAAGTACTGCTAATGCTATGGTAGCTCTTAAAATTACTGCTATAAACGGTATTCCTCCTCAAGTAGAATCTCCAGCAACAGAATTAAGATATGCTATTGATAAGCAAGACACGGAAGAAAAGTTGTTTGAATTTAAATTTCCAAGATTTGCTACTAGATATAAATACGAGGATGGAGAGTATTCTGCGTTCTCTCCATTTTCTGAAATAGCTTTTTTACCTGGATCATTTGATTATCATCCTAAAAAAGGTTATAATTTAGGAATGACAAATAGAACTAAAACAATTACTATTGAAGGTATTGACGCTTATGTTCCTAATGATGTTGTTTCTGTCGATATTTTATACAAAGACGAACTTTCCCCAAATATCTATGTTGTAGACACTATAAAACCTGACGATTGGGGAAATCCTTATATAATTGAATCAGAGACTATAAGTAGAATTATTCCGTCAAATCAACTGTTAAGACCTTGGGATAATGTACCAAGAAAAGCTTTAGCTCAAGATATCGTTGGTAATAGACTTGTTTATGGTAATTATATACAGGGTTATAATTTAAAAGATATTGCTGATAACGATTATAATCCAAACTTTACTTGGGATTTTACAGGTAATGATATAACAAGTGATACCGTTAAATCAATGAAATCATTAAGAGAGTACCAATTAGGTATTGTTTTTATTGATAAGTACGGTAGAGAAACACCAGTTATATCTAATCAACGTACTGCAAAGACATTACCTAAGACGGAAGCAGCTAAATCCAATCAAATAAGCGTTAGTTTTCATGATGATGACCACGTAAAAGACATGAAGTATTTTAAGTTCTATGTAAAAGAAACTTCGGGTGAATATTATAACATGGCTATGGATCGATTTTGGGACGCTGATGATGACCACGTTTGGGTTTCTTTCCCGTCTTCTGATAGAAATAAAATTGATATTGATACGTTTTTAATTCTTAAAAAAGGTATTGCAGTAGATGATCTAGTTACAGATCCTGCTAGATACAAAGTTATAGCAATTGAAAACGAAGCACCAGAATTTATAAAAAACAAAGTATCATTAATAGAGGAAAAAACACACGTATATGGTGGTGCTGTTGATTTATTTAAAAACAACTTAGATAATGCTCCGTTATCTGGACGAGATAATTTTAAAATGAATTTTGACCCGTTCTTTGATAGTAGTGGTTCAAATTTGCATGAAATAAGTGAAACACTGTATGTTGAGTTTACAAAAACAGGAGAAGAAGCAACATCTAGTAGGTATGAAATATCAAGTATTACTACAGACTATGTCAGTACTGACCAATCAACTTTAGCCACTAGTACATATAATATAAAACTACGTAAAAATTTAGGTGAGGATGTAGATTTTATGAGTGACACTACTAAAATAAAGGATAGTACTATTGTAAGAATATACAAATACGAAGTTAAAAATTCACCAGAGTTTGATGGTAGGTTTTTTGTTAAAGTAATAAACGATGATATATTTAATCGTAACATTAAACAAAATGCTTCTATTGACTTAAATTATAGAGTTCTAAAGAGCCAAAAGTTATACTATATGAATGGTAGTACCCATAACAGTACTCATGCCGGCACTATAACGGGACAAAATACTGGTCGTTATAATAGTTCTTGGACTACACCTAGTGGAAGTACCAGTCATGCTAATGATTTTGGTAGGTTTGCACCATTTTTTAGAAACTATAATTCGGAAGATACTAGCATAACAATAAATGGAGTAGGTTCAAATCCTGCTGGTACAGGCGCGTTACCTGTAAATCAATATATTTTTGGTGATGTAAGTGACGCAAAATTTGAATTCAGAGAATGGACAGGTGAATTAGGGCACTGGGCAGGAGGGGCTAGCAGTTCTAATATTACCGCACCAAATTCGTCACTGAAGAAAGCTGACAAGGCCGCTGGTAAAGATGGTACAGATGATCCAGTTTGGTTTATTGACGGTGGTAACTATGCTGGACGACGACACACTAACGAGCATTTACATTGGACATGGATTGATCAAGATAGTGGTCAAAATTCTGGAATTGATCAGACCGTAGGCGATAAATATTCTTATTTAAATATCGCTATGGGTGGGATATTCCATAGTGAAATAAGTGACCAAAATGATACAAGAGTAGGTAATTTCTTTAATGTTGGTATGCCAGATGGTAATCTAAATTATAGAGATGGTAGCACTGTAAGTTTAGTTGATAAATTTTATCCAGCTAGACAATTTAGATTTAGAGAAGATCATAATGCTAATGTATACACAATATTACCTAGTGTGGAACCGCAAAGATTATTAAGATATAGCGATGGTACTAACGCCACTGACCCAACTAGTAAACCATATTCAATAGGTCCTTGGACTATTGATTGGGATAGAATATCTATGTTGTCTCCTAATTTTACTCGTAATTGGTTACTAAAAATTAAAAATCAAAATGAGACAAACACGAATGTAGTTGATTGGGATCCAACCGAGGGTGGTAGCCTGGGTCCAATTACTAATGGACTAAAGTTAACCATCGCCCATTCTGCAGATGCTGCTCCTGTACGAGCTAATATAACACCAAAAATAGCTGTAAAAGTAGATACTCTGGTAGGTACACACACAGACGGTAGTTCGCATCAAATTAAAGAGGGTATGATATTAACTAGTCATTCCAACGGTACTACAGGAAACACAGATGGATCAGAGACAGATGAAGACTGGTTGGTTATATGGCAAATTGAAGAAGTAACTACTGGTACCGCTCCTAACGAAGTGACTACATATAACTTATATTTAACGGGATATTCTGCTATATTATCTAGTACACATGATTTGTATACTACTATACCAGCCCAAAGTCAAAATATGGTTTTTGAACAACCTGCAATGAATGGTTATAGTGAGTATTCTGCCAATAGAATTAATGCTAATAGCAGTACTTTTACTATTGATACTCCTGGTTTAATGGCTATAGGTTATCATATAGACTTTATTGAGGCTGTAGAAATTGAGGACGAGTTACCAAGTAATCCAGCTATATGGGAAACAGAACCTAAAGAGTCAGCTGATTTAGATATTTATTATGAAGCTAGTGGACTTAACCCAATACTATTAACTGATGATACTAAAAGTTTAGCAATACCTATAGGGTCTACGGTAAGTCACGTTGGAAGTAATTTAATTCCCGCTGGTACGACTGTTGATTCTATAACTAGCGCTGGAACTATAACGCTTAGTACAAGTGTACTTACAGGGACAGGGTTTATAAACGCTAAAGGGGTAGAGAGCGATCCACTTGATAAGCTTAAAATAACAAAACCGGATGGGTCTTCTGTTACCTGCACTATTATAAGTATAGGTGCTTATACTAGCGGTACCTCTACTAATACGTTAACAATAGATACTAAATTATACAGTTCAAATGTAGTATATGATCTAAATTGGTTTAATTGTTACTCTTTTGGTAATGGCGTAGAGTCAAATAGAATTAGAGACAATTTTAACTTAGCGTATATATCAAACGGCGTTAAGGCATCTACCGTGTTAGAAGAAGGTGAGTATAAAGAAGAACACAGGAAGTACGGTTTAATATATTCTGGATTATATAATAGTACTAGTGGTATTAACAATTTAAATCAATTTATCCAAGCTGAGAAGATCACAAAAGATATAAACCCAATATATGGTAGTGTTCAAAAACTACATACTAGAGACACAGATTTAGTTACTTTGTGTGAAGATAAGGTTTTAAGAATTTTAGCTAGTAAAGACGCTGTATATAATGCAGATGGAAATCCTAATTTAACCGCTACACAAAATGTATTAGGACAAACTATACCGTTTGTTGGTGAATATGGAATATCTAAAAATCCAGAGTCATTTGTTTCTGAAGCGTATAGATCTTACTTTACAGATAAACAGAGAGGTGCAGTAATGAGATTATCAAGAGACGGGTTAACACCTATTTCTATGCATGGTATGAAAGATTGGTTTAGAGATAATTTAAAAGCTAGTAACAAACTTATTGGTAGTTATGATGATAGGAATGATGAGTATAACATAACTATTGGTGATGTTACAACTGTATCATTTAGAGAAGATGTTAGGGGTTGGATAAGTTTTAAATCATTCGTTCCAGAAAACGCTGTTAGTTGTGCTAATAATTACTTTACAATATTAGATGGTAAACTATATAAACACTACGATGACACTGTAGGTAGAAACACTTTTTATGGTAATTATACGAACTCTAGTATAAACGTTGTACTGAACGATCAACCTGGAAGTGTAAAATCTTTTCACACTTTAGATTATGAAGGTAGTCAATCTAGAGTTGAAGGTATTAGAAATATCACGGTCGATGGTATTGTTTATAGCTTAGCAGATGGCACAAATCCTAACTCTTATCCAGATGGAATGTTTTTCTATATGAGTGAAGAAGATTTCAATACCATAGTAGATATAAGCCATGTTAACACGGAACCAACAGGGGTTGGTGGTGTTGTAGGTAATACTTCAATTCCTGTAAAGCAATATAGAGATAACATTTTAATTTGGACAGGTTTAGCGCGGGTATGGAATGATCCTGCGGGTGGTGGAATTCATGGCGTGAAAATAAATTCTAGGGGGTTTTACATTGGTATAGACGGTGATTGGCAAGTTGGTGATGTTATAACTACACAACAACAAGAAGAAACTGTTAATCATTTTAATTCTATGCCTAAGGATGGTTGGTATGTTAGTAATATTGAAACAGATAAACAAGAAGGTAACTTACACGAATTCATAGAAAAAGAAGGGAAGTGGTTTAATTATATTAAAGGTATAGATTCTGATGTAGACTCAACAACAGATTTCGGATCGTTCGATATACAAGGAATAGGTACTGTTGATAGTATGCATGCTAACGAAATAACTTTTGCTAGCAATATAAATTCTTCACTACAAATTGGTGATACTTTATATTTTGAAAGATTATCGGAGGTACTAGGTGAAGAACTAATTGCTGATGGAGATTTTGCGAGTGGTAATATAGATTCTGCTTGGATTGTTAACCCTGAACTTGCATGGTCACTAGATGGCGGGATAGCTGTAAGTGGAGTTGAACCAGGTGTTTTACACCAAGATGTTAATGGAATTACCGAAGGAGAACTGTATGAAATAACTTATGATATAACAGTCATAAGTACCGGTGGTGAGTTAGTGCTATCTGGTCACGGGGTGGGTGGTATAGATATCGATCTTTTAGAATCGAACACAGTAGCAACACATAAAGTCCGTTGGGTTCAGGGATCAAACAATACGAATACAATAATGATATATAGTAGTGATGCTTTTGATGGAACAATAGATAATATTTCAGTAAAAGAAGTTAATACCGGAAAGGTTTTTGGTTTTACAAGAATAGAATCTGATCAACTACAAAAATGTGGCGTTGTAACAAATTTAACTAATAACACTGTAACCGTAGATAACAGCGGTACTTTACCAACCCCACAAGATTATATCATGTTTGCTAAAAATCAATCAATAAATACGTCTAGTTTATCGGGATATTATGCTGACGCAATGTTTAAAAACAATTCTATAGATAAAGCTGAATTATTCTCGGTCAGTTCTGAAGTAACAGAAAGTAGTAAATAAATCATAATATGGCAAAAGTAATTAACGATTTTAAAATAGATTTAAGTAGTATGGCTGCAGCAGGGGCGGTAAGACAATTTTCTGTAACTGGAGATAGTGGTGCTATATTTTCATTGGAAGTTAAGAACGAAGATAATAAATACTATAATTTTAGTACAAATACTTTTACAACTACATATAATAGATTAAAAAATAAAAAGCTGGTTAACGGTATTTATAAAGGATATATTAATTTTCCAGCAGTTGGAGATCCTGACCAATATGATATTTATCTTTTTGCAGAATCTATGCACGACACTACTCATGCGCCATATTCTGAAGTTAGATTTGGTGATGGTAGCATAGATATAAACTCATCAACAGGTTCTAATTCTAATCTACTAACAAAAGTAATATACCAATATGACGATGTTGTAATTACGTTAAGTGCCGTAGCACCGGATACAACCCACAGTACTACTAATTTTAGTAGTATGAGTGTGTCTACAGATACCATTACGGTTGGTAGAGGTAATACTGTTGGTAAAACTGCTTTTTCAGTAGCAGTTACAGCGGCCACTGATAAGTCGCTACAAATAAGTAAACAACCGACAATAGATGATTTAGTCGCTTATACATCTGCAGTTTTTGGGGACGCTGTAAAAATAGATGGTGAAGATATCTGGGCGGGAACTGTTAGAAGTACAGATACCGTAAATGGTGCGGTTGAAGCTGATGACACAGTGACTATGGATGCGGCTGTTGCTTCTAAAATGAAAGTTGGTGATAGAGTTACCGGAACTGGTATTGCTAGTGATTCTGTGGTTACAGTAGCATCTATAGATGGTACTTATAGATTTGTTGCTTCAGAAAATGTTACTGTTGGTGACGGTGTTACGTTAACTTTCACCCCACCTTATTATTATAGGTATAATGTAGCTGCTGCTAGTAGTATGCACACAATAACAAGTGGAATGGTTTATATTGACCCTGATTATCCTTCAATTCCAAGAACAACAGTTGGTTCCTATGAAGACACAACAACATACACAACTCAGATTCACAACGATGATGGTAGTATTGAGGAAGTAGAGAATACCGTTGTAAATGTTAGTGTTCCAGCATTGGATCCTTTAGGTTATAAACCAACAATTACAAACGGCATTGTAACAAAACAATTAGGTAATATAACTTTTTCCAGTCAATTAATTAATGATATAGACGATACAAACCCAAAACGTTTTTATGCCTATGGCCCTGAAGCAATAAAAGCAATACATAACACTGTAATAAAGTTAACTGATTTAAAAGTAGAACTAACAGGAGTCACAACAACTACTACTGCGGCAGTTAATAATAGTACCACGATACCTGTGGCAGAGAGAAAGGGAACAGTAGTAAATGTTTCTACTATCAGTGGTATAGGTATAGATTCGTCTGTTGCAAATCCAACAGTTGCAAGTGCTACTGACGAGGGCGCTGGTAATTGGACTGCTAGTGCTGCACAAACATTAGAAGAAGGAGTTACATTAACAGTTGGAGGCACCGGTAAAGTAGCGACAATAACTGGTAATATAGAATTTGTTAACGTCGATGATACTAGCTTTTCTTTGTATTTCGATGTTGAAAAGTTCCTAACCGCATCATAAAGTAAAAAAACAGTAAAAACTGTAATTATAAATAGATAAAACAAAATAGTATGTCAATATTCGGTAAGTTAGGTTTAGATTTAGATACAAGTTGGTTAGACACGGGTTTTCAAGGAGCTTTTGGAACTGAAGGCGGTTTAAATTATAAAATGCCAGACTGGAGCAATTTGAATTTAAGCGGGGCCGCAAGAAACAACCCCTATAAGGGATTGCTTAGCGGCGGGGATAAAGGTGGTTTATTCCCTAATATGTCAGCCACACAACAAGCATCTGTAGCTGGTGGAGTTGGAGGTATAATACAAGGTTTATTTGGACGAAAGAAAAGAAGAGCTGAGCAAAGGAGAGCTAAAAGAGAGTATCAAAAACAAAGAAAAGCTTATCAAGATTTAGATACTAGTAATTTAGCAGCTGGATTTAAGAATACATTTACAGGTATGGAAAATGTATATGAAGATTTAACTGTGAATCAACAACAAGCTCAATTTGAAGCTCAACAAGGAGCACAATCAAGAGCAAATATAATGCAAAATATGCGAGGAGCCGCTGGTGGTAGTGGTATAGCTGGTTTAGCACAAGTAATGGCAAATCAAAGTCAACTAGCAAATCAAAGAGCTGCTGCTAGTATAGGACAACAAGAGTCTGCCAATCGAAGAGCCGCTGCTCAAGGTGCTGCTAGAGTACAAAGCATGGAAAGACAAGGAGAATATCAAGCGCAACTACAAAGATTAAGGGGTGCTGCTGATTCTAGAAGTTTAGAATGGCAAAAACAAGAAATGGAATTAGGTTTTGCGATGCAAGAAAAGACCGCTGCAGATAAAGCTATACAAGATGCTAATGCCGCTTTATTTGGTGGTATTGGATCACTAGCAACAACAGCTCTAACTGGTGGTTTTGGTGGTGAGGGTCTTGGCGCAGATTTACTAACAAAGTTTAAGGGAGGATCTTAGACCGGAAATAAATAAAATATGGCAAAAACAACAGGACCTAATTTATTAGGTATACATAAAGAGATGTTAGAAGCGGGTAAGGATACTCGTGCAGAATCCTTAGTTGGTGGGGCAGCGCAAGCTTTCGCTGTCAATATAGCTGAGCAAGAAAAAGCTGAAGCTGAAATGGAGAAACATATGGAGAATCTGGGTGGTATTGAAAATATTGGTAAGATATCCGAACAACAAAGAGGACCTGTAACAGAATTTTTAAGAGCAAATAGAGATGAGTATGCTGAATTAGCAAAGCAATATGCAAAATCAAAAGATCCAGCTATAAAAGATAAAATGGATGCTATAAAATATAAGTTTGAAAATTTAAACACCCAACTAAGCACATTCGCTACTAATAAAGGAGAATACATGCTTGACTACGAAGAGGGTAATTTAATGAAGGGTGGAAGTTTTGCTAAGGATAATGCGTTTTACACGTCTGTTTATGGTAATCCAAATGCTCAATTTACTATTGATGGAGATGGAGCAATGTCATTCACTGTTAATGGAGAAACTAGAAAATTAGAAGATTTTGGTGAACATACCTTAAGGAATTACGATGGTGAAAAAAATATAGATGCTCTATTTGGCTTGGCAGCAACTTTAAAAGAGGGTGGTAAAGACATGAGTAAAGATAGATTTGCTACTAACTTTGTAAACGGGCATAAAGGTATTTCAAAAAATGATTTATCTGCTTTATTACAAACAGATTTAACTGGTGATGATTCTGACTTGTCTTTTATGGATCAATGGGCAAGTGGAACAATGGGTGACGAGTTCTACGCGGAGTTTACAAAAGATGAAACAGCAGGAAAGTATATTATTACTGAAGATGACGTAAAGGATTTATTAAATGATAAACAAAGAGGCCTTGATTTAATGGGTAAATTTGTTGGAAACGTTTCACAAGGGATTTATGATGAAGCAGATGTTGGTTCTGACATTTTACAAACACGACAATATAAACAGGCGCAAATAGATGCGATGAATAGAAAAAACAAAGGTGGTAATGGAGGTGGAGGTGGAGGTTTTGAGGGTTGGGGTTCATCTGGTTGGAGAGCTCCTGATACAGGTCAATGGGTAGTTCCTAAAACGGCTACTCTTAGAAGAACTTCGTTAGATGCGTTTAAATCGTTTATTGGAAGTGATAATGAGAAATGGGATTGGAATACCGATGAGGACAATCCGAATATGTGGGTAGCAGAAAGTACCGGTAAAACAAAATCACATTATGATTTAGCTTACGGTGAAGGATTAATAAAATCTGGTGAAGCAGAAGCCACGTTTAATGTAGGTTATGCACAAGAAGAAGCAACCACTTCTGCAGAAGAAGCAAAAATTCAAAAACAAAAACTTGAAGGCAAAGCTACAATTGATATGATTAATGTTAAAGATCAAAACGATGATGTTTCCGCTGATAATTTAAATAATTGGTTCAAACGGGGTTTTAAAGATTTTAATAAGTTTTATCAATTCGTTCCTTATACCACGCAAAGGAATCAAGATGGGACATATCCTACCCAGATGTTAAATTTGCCAAGCGGTATGGGTAAGGGTAAAATGTTAGACCGTGTTAACACAAATGATTTAATGTTAATAGATATGAAAACAAAAATGCCTGTTGGAAAGAAGGAATTGGAGGCGAGCGGTAAATTTACCTGGGATGGTAAGGGGCCTTGGAGGATCACTACGAGAGGAGACGCTGACCAAAAGCAAATTGATGTCATAAATAAATTTCTATCAGAATATGTAGCAGGACCAAAACCACCTTCAAAATAAAATTATATAATGCCAAATTATACTTATAATAATCAAACTTTTACGCAGGAAGAGATTGCTAGGGAAGCTGCTAGTAATGGGTTAAGTCTAGATGCTTATGTTAAAGCTATTTCTGGTTTAGATATTTTAGAAGAGAAAGATGACATGATGGGTATAGGTCCAATAGAATTACCACAAGTTGATATAGAAGGTTCTAAAGAAGACGATACTTGGATTGAAAGAACTTTAGGTAAAAACTTTGCAACTGATTGGCTTGGTGATTTATGGAGAGCCGGTGAACAAGGTATGGCTCAAGGAGCCACGGTTGATGAAGCTTTTGATGTCTATAAAAAAGGTAAAAATATATCTGGCGCAGAATTAAGAAGATACATCGAAATAAGTAATGCTTTAGATAAAACTGGTGCTTCAGATGAAATGCGTAAATACGAAGAAATAAAGAATGAAGCTGGTGGTGGTGTTTGGGGTTTTATGAAAGGAATGGTTCAAACTAGAGGTCAAGTTATACCACAAGTTATAGTTAGTTCTGCCGCTGCAATGGCTAGAACATTTTTCGATTCTGAAGAAGCTGCTTTGATTACTGGAGCTACAAGTGCTACCGCTGCTGCCGCTGGTAGCTTTGTGCCTATAATTGGTACCGCAACTGGAGCTATTGGTGGTGCTGTTGCTGGATTAGTAGGTTCTATGGAAACAGCTTTAACGTTAACAGAGCTACTAAAAACAGAACTTGGTGATAAAGATTTTAATGAAGAAAATATTAGAGCTATATTAGAAGACGAGGAACTTTTTGAAGATATAAAAGATAGGGCTTTAGCTAGAGGTGCTACAATTGGCGCTATAGAAGGTATAACTGTTGGTTTATCAAGAGGTGTTGGTTCTAAATTATATGAAGCTGGAGCTGGTAAAGGTAAAATAGCTAGACGGGTAACAGGTATTGAAATGGGTGGTGGAGCTGGTGGTGAAGCTTTAGGACAGGTTGTCGCTGGACAAGAGTTTGATATAGCTGAGGTTTTAATGGAAGGTGTTGCTGAAGCAAAAGGTGTTGTAAACGTTGCTGATATTCTCGCTAAAAAAGAATATAAAATAAACGGTGAGATAAGAACTAGAAAAGAAGTTATGAATAAGGTTAATAGCATGAAACCTGAAAACCTAGCTAAAGTTCAATTTGACATAAAAGGTGATAGAAATCTTAATGATTTTGTAAATCAAAAACAACAAGAAGCTATTTTTAAAACACAGATAGATGAAAGAGTAGCTGAAGTTGATAGAGAAAAATTAGTTAAATTAGAAAAGAAAAGAGCTAAAGCTGAAGCTGATACTGAAAAGAAAGGTATTTTTGCTGTTGCCGATGCGGATGTTACTCTAGAGAATATAGAAGCTGAGATTGCTGGGGTTATAGATAAATATAAAAGCGTTGATCGTAGAACAACGGATGTCAAGGCTAGAAAGAAAGTAGCACAAGACGTTAGAAGCGTTTGGTTAGAAAAAACAAAAGCTTTTGCTAAAATTGCTAGTGAGCAAATGGGTTTTAATCCTTTTGAAAGTTTTAAAGAAAATAGTAAGTTTGTAAGCGCTTTAGTTGAAAGAGTAATGTCTCTTGGAAAATATAACTTCGATGGCAAGTTTGTTGATTTATCTACTATGACTGAAGAACAGATTGCAGCAGAGGCTAACAGAATAGCAGATAGCGCAAATCAGTCCGATGCTGTTAATATTCCTACTGCTGATGGTAATCAAGCTATAATGATTAATGAGGAGGCGGCTTTTAAATACAAAGCACTAGACGCTGGTTCGCACGAGGTATTACACGGTGTTATGAAAGGTGCTTTAGCTAACTTAAAAGCGTTAGATGCTGAAGACGGTGGAAGTAGAGTTAAAAACTTGATCTCTGATTTTAAATTAAATGTAGAAAAAAATCTTGGAAAAAATGTTGTTGATGCTATTGAAAATAGACTTAGAAAAAGCTATGGAATGTCAGAAGAACAAATGTCAACCACTGACGAGTGGTTTACTGCATTATCTGATATTATAGAGAATAAAAAAAATAATATAACATACAAAAATAGTAAAGGGTTTTTTGATGGTATAAAAAATAAAGTAGCTGGGTTCTTTAATGAAAGTACACCCTATAAAAATTTAAGTATAGAAACTGGTGAAGACGCTTTTAACTTTATGAAAGAATATAGTCAAAACGTTAAAGAAGGTAAACTTAGTGAAAGAATGCTTGAGTTTGCTGGAGCAGCTGAAGATGAATTTACTGGTGGTAAACGTGTATCAAAAGAAGGTGAGACAGAAGAAACTTCTAAGTTTTCTAAATCAAGATCAAAAGCAGCTAAAGTTGAAGATCGATCAGAAGCTGTTGAAGCTGTAAATAAAATAGAACAAGGTTTAAAAAATAGATTAGAAGAACAAGGTAAAGAATATACAAAAGAACAATTTCAAAGAAGTCCAGAGTTTAACGATCTTTTTGAATCTATAAATCTTGACGACGGTGCTATAAATAATTATATTAAAAGTCTTGGCATGAGTCCAGCTAAAACTAAAGAGACTATAATTTCAGCTCGTAATAGATTAATGAATTACGATCCTCAAGCAAAAAGAAAAACAGGCAGTAAAGAAGAAATAACTATTGGTGAACGAATAATGGCTGATATTGGTTTTGCTAAGTTAGATGCTGCAACAGAGTTATACAAAAAAGGTCAAGAAACAAAAAGAACAATACGTATAGACACTGAGGAGGCTATGCAAATAGAAGATAAGCCTACAAAAACTAAAAAAGCACCTAAAATAGAACCTAAAGCTAGGGTGTTAAAGAGTTTAGCTGATATAAAACTTGATAATAGAGAAGTAATATCTGCTACAGTAAGAGCTGAGATAGACACTTTAATAGAACAAAACCCTAAAAACTTAGAAGAGCAAATAACTAAGATTATAAATAAAGAAATTACCAAAGCTGTTAAGACTCAAATGGGTAAAATTTCCAATATAAAAGGGGAAGTTGTTATAAGCGAAAAATACAAAGCGTTCATGGCATTGAACTACGCAAACATCGTTCAAAGTTTAGACGTTAATACTATTAAAAATAATTATAAAACATTATTTGAACTTACTGAAATAGGTAAAGAAGATAGAATAACTAGAAAAGCAGATAAACCTGGTCTTAAAAAAGATAGTTATTATAGAAAAAGTATATATAAAATTGAAACTAATAAGGCTAAGTTTACAAAGTTCTTTACGGAAGGAGGATATACAACTTTATTAGCTAGACAAAAAGGATTAGCTAATCAAATAGCTAAAGGAATAACAGAAGATGTTATCAATAATGAGATTATAGAAAACTCTAATGATATAGACGCTGTTATACAAGCTAAACTTCGAGATTTTGCAAATGAATTAAATAAACAAAAGAAAGAACTTAGGGGTAATTATAATGATCAAATTAAGTTTTCTAAAAGTGTAAAAAAATTCGCAAATGCTATTAAAAATATTGAAAATCCTACTTTTGAGAAAGTTAAAGCATTACACGCGGAAGAATATGCTGAAACAGTTGACAAGAGTATACTTGATGAGATTGAAAAGATATTCAGTAGATTAGGTCCTAAAATAACTGTAAAAGAGTTTAGAGAAGCAGCGGGAGAAGCTGTTATAACTAGAGGTAAACGTATTAATTTCACGTTTTATGATAATGTTAAAAAGTTTTTATCAAAAGCATTTCCAGAAGGAAATGTTAAGGAACTTGACCTTATGACAAAATTCGGTGAAACTAAGTTTATGACTGGTTTAAAAGGTTTAACTAGTTTAATGGATCCTAGGATTTTAAAACTATCATTAATAACAAATACATTTTTAGCTGGTAATTCTTTGTATACGCGTAGTTCTGGAACTAGGGTTAATAGTGAAGGTAAAACTGTTCCAAAATCAATTAACAAAGATGAGATTCCTAGTAAATATAATACAAAAGGTAAAAAAGATTTTAAAGGAAATCTAAATGCTACAGCTGTATCTCCCGCTAAATTAGATAAAGTAGCTGATTTAGTTGAAGAGTATGCTGGTAAACCACAAACAGAGGCAAATCAAAAAGAATTAGCAAGTAAAATAAGAAAGTTAATAACTCAAGAAGATATAGATGCAATACATTCGGTAAGAGATTATTTTTATAATAAGTTAAACGAATATGTTAATCAATTTGAAGAGGGTAGTATAGAGTATTATGAGGCAATCGCTTTTGTAATGAAACTAGTTCAAATACAAACAAGCGCTACTAGTGGTATATCAAGACAAGGTGCTGTTTTAAATTCTGTAACATTAGATTATAGTACTACTAGAAAAAAAGTTAGAGGAGAAGGTATTAAAAGATATCAATTCGAGCATAACTTACAAGTATTAAATTTTAACATGAATATTTTAAAAAGTATTATTGATAATAAATTTAATAAAGTATATCCATTAATATCATCTAAGTATAGCGCCACGTTATTAGATGCTGACGCTCAATTAGTTTTAGATAGTAAAGATGGTGTTACATCAGAGGAGTTTGAGAAAAAATATCCAAACTATACGCCGCCAAAAGAACAGGGTAAAACAGCAGGAGCAGATGGTTTTATAGTTGGTATGGATAGTGAAGCTATGTTTATGATAGCTCTTGGAAATGCAGAAAGAACTTTACATATACCTAGTGGGTTAATGTATGATAAACTTATATATAATAAAATAAATAGAAACGCTGCGGTAGATTATTTAGATGGTGTTGCTAAAAAAATAAATTCAAATATTTCGTTTAGTAAATCTAAAAAAACAGTATTTAATCCTGTTAATTCTAATAAAATATTTACAAATAATAAAAATAGAGGTATATTTAATTCTATATTACAAAAATCTATAATTCAAGAAGATGTTACACAAGAAGTTGGAGAGTTAGCAGTAAGAATAGATAACTCAAAGTTTTTTGATAAAATTAAAAGTGAAGAAACTATACAATCAATTAAAACTTTAGACAATGCTATTAGCTTTTCTAGATCTACTAATAACGAGTCTAAAGGTATTACAGTTTTAGATTTTGATGATACATTAGCTACAACTAAATCTTTAGTTAAATTTACAGCTCCAGACGGAACAAAAGGTACTTTAAATGCAGAACAATATGCTTCGCAGTATCAAGATTTATTAGCGCAAGGATATAAATTTGATTTTGCAGAATTTGATAAAGTTGTAAAAGCTAAACTAGCACCATTGTTTAATAAAGCTTTAAAGTTGCAAAAGAAGTTTGGTCCTGAGAGTATGTTTATATTAACAGCAAGACCACCAGCTGCACAAAAAGCTATACGTGATTTTCTAAAAGCTAATGGATTAAATATACCTATGAAAAATATATCCACTTTAGGTAACTCTACAGCGGAAGCTAAAGCGTTATGGGTGGCTGAAAAAGTTGGTGAAGGATATAATGATTTCTATTTTGCAGATGATGCGTTACAAAACGTACAAGCTGTTAAAAACATGTTAGATCAATTTGATGTTAAATCAAAAGTTCAACAAGCTAAGGCTGATTTTGTTCACGGTGATCCACAGGTAGTTAAATCTATAGAAGAAGCTTCTAAAAACGACGTTAAAGATGTTGGTGGATTAGCTAACCCTGGCACTTATGATAATATTAAGTTTTCTAAAAGTCACAGAGCTGAATACGAGAAAACTATAGCAAAATATCGCCCTGATTTAGTTAAAGATAAATTAGTATCTAAAACTGTAGATAATATGTTTGTCTTTATAGATGGTTTAGATATTCCTAACAATAAAAAGAGAAAATACGAAAGAATAACAACTAAATGGTTAGCAACAAGTAATATAAAACTATTAGAAGATAAATTTAAAATAACAGACGCTATTAACTTAGCAGAAAGATTTAAACTAGATTTGTTCTCTTATAATAATCCTAATGAAATTATAGAGACGTATGCGGGTAAAGTTAAAAAGAAGCCTATTAATCCAAATAACGTAGAAGAATTTACGTTTTCAGGAGAGCACAAAGAAAAAGGTATTACTGTTTATAGCGTTGACAATACAAAAGAAGGAATGATGGCTGTTAGGAAGGTAGTAGATACTCATTTTGGTCCAAACTCTAATCCATGGTGTCTTATTGCTAAATCAAAACATCCTAAACTATATATGGAGGATGCTTGGCAGGATTGGATACATTATAGTAAAGGCCCAAAAAGAATAATTTTTCAAGATGGTAAATTGTTATCTTTTTATGCAAACGGGCAATATTGGAGTAGAATGGATAATGCTACAGATGGGCCTGTTATAAATGTTAAAGAGGGTAGAGTAACTAAAAAAGTAGAACTCGTAAATGTAAATGGTAAAATTGAAGAGGCCATTAGGGAAACTAGAACAGTTAGTAAAGATGGTAATACTGTTACAACAGAAATTTTTGAAGAATCACAAGATGGTTATGCTGAAGGCACTAAAATTGTAGAAAATAGAGTTAAAGGTAAAACAGTTAAATCTACAAGATATAATGCTGACGGAGCTATAGTCGAAATAAAAGAGTTTAGTAAAGACGGAAAAGCTACAGCTTCATACAATTTCTTTCCAGATGGTAAAATGAGTGCTGTTAATAATTGGGGTCAACCTTTTGGAGACATGAGTACTAATGACGTGGTTATGAAAAAAGGAGATGTATTAAACCACCAACACACTAAAGGCGATATTGCTTATATGTATGGAAAAATTAAATTAAACGACAAATTAACAGAGATAGGGTGGAAAGTAGCGGAAAAGAATTCTGACTTAAAAAATGTTATAAAAACAGTTGATGGCAAGGTAAGAATAGATCTTAATAAAGTCTTAAAAATAGATCCTGAAGCAAAAGGTATACCTGCAACCGGTGTTAAATTTAGTAAATCAATGAATACTGAATTTAATAATATACTAGAAGAAATAACAGGTATAGATTCTAAAAAGAGATTTTCTGCTGTTAAAGCTAGAAAGCGTGGGGAAAGTAAAGGTAAGTTTAGATTCTTTATTCCACCATCTCATGAAGATTTTGTAGGTATAATTTACAATTTTCTAGGTAAGGGCAAAAAAGGAAATCAACATAGAGATTTCTTTGAGAAAGCTTTAATAAGACCGTTAAATAGAGCTTATAGAGAGTTAAACGCGGCTAAGCAAGCTATAGCTAATGATTACAAATCATTAAATAAAGAGTTTAAAAATGTTAAAAAGAAACTCACAAAGAAAACTCCAGATGGTGACTTTACATATCAAGACGCGATAAGAGTATATTTATGGGATAAGCATGGTCATAAAATTCCTGGACTAAGTGAAACTGATCAGCAAATGTTAGTTGATTTAGTTGCCGCAGATCAAGAGTTGCAAGTTTATGCTGAAACCTTAAATATAATATCTAAACAAGATACTTATGTAAATCCCGTTGAAGGTTGGACAGCTGGTGATATAAGAACAGATTTAGATGATGCTACCGGTAGAGTTGGTAGAGCACAGTTTTTTGAAGAATTTAATGAAAACGCAGATATAATATTTTCTGAAGAGAATTTAAATAAAATAGAAGCTACCTATGGAGAAGGTGTAGTAAGCGCTATTAAAGATATACTTTATAGAACTAAAACTGGTAGAAACAGACCGCGAGGACAAAATAAACTTGCAAATATGTTTTTAAATTATTTAAACGGATCTGTCGCAGCTACTATGTTCTTTAATATTCGTTCCGCAGTGTTACAGCAAATGTCTATGGTTAATTTTATTAACTTTGCAGATAACAATATATTTGCTGCTGCTAAAGCTTTTGCTAATCAAAAACAATATTGGGCAGATTGGGCTTTTATATTCAACTCTGATTTTATGAAACAAAGACGTGGTGGAATTAAAACAGACGTTAATGGTGCTGAATTAGCGGCGTCACTTCGTGGTGCGAAGAATACACCAATGGCATTGTTAGGAAAACTATTAGAGTTTGGTTTTAAACCAACCCAAATTGGAGATAATGTGGCAATTGCTACTGGTGGTGCTACTTTTTATAGGAATAGAATTAATACTTATAAAAAACAAGGGTTAAGCCAAAAAGAGGCTGAATCAAAAGCTTGGATAGATTTTCAAGTATTAGCAGAAGCTACCCAGCAATCAGCAAGACCTGATATGGTTTCACAACAGCAAGCATCTGTGCTTGGAAAAGTTATACTTGCTTTCCAAAACGTGACATCTCAGTTTAATAGATTAGGTAAGAAAGCATTTTTAGATATCAAAAATAGAAGAATAACACCTGGTAATACAACCCAATTCCAAAGTGACATATCTAACATGTCTAGAATAGCTTACTATTTTGTAATACAAAACTTAGTATTTTACTCTTTACAATCTGCTTTATTCTTAGCGTTATTTGAAGATGACGAAGATGACGAAAAATGGTTAAAGAAAAAAGAAAGAGTGATTAATGGTAGTATTGATAGTGTTTTAAGAGGTACTGGCGTTTGGGGCGCAGCAATTGCTACAATTAAAAACATGGCAATTGCATTCCATAAAGAAAGAGGAAAAGATTGGAATGGTGATGAAGCTTCAGTTCTTGTTGAAGCGTTAAATATATCACCACCACTTGGTATTAAAGCAAGGAAAATAGTTAACGCTGAAAGAACTCTTAATTATAATAGAAAGGTTATGGATGAAATGGAAACTTTTGATATTGATAATCCAATATGGTCAGCTACTACTAATTATATAGAAGCTACTACAAACGCCCCGACTAATAGAATATATAACAAAACACAGAATACGAGACAAGCTTTAAATAACCAAAACGAAGCTTATCAAAGAGCGCTTATGTTTATGGGTTGGAGTCAATATAATCTTGATGTTGAGAATGAAAAGATGGAAAAGATTAAAGCAAAAACTAAGAAAGAAAAAGGTAGATCTACTAGTAGAAAAGTCAAAAAAAGAAAAGTTAAAACAAGAAAATGAAAAAACTAATAATATTATTTTTATTAATATCAAATTTAGCTGCGGCTCAGGGTATTAAAAAACTATTTAAATTCTCTACATTTTATGCGGCGGCTAGTGGAGGTACGTCTTTATCAGACGTAGATGTATTCTCTGTTACAAATGGATTAGAAACATCGACTATTCAAACACCATTCGATTATAATCTCGCTTTTGGAGTTAGGAAGATTGCTAGGTTTGGTTATGAAAATAGAGCAAATACGTTTTATGATGGTACAGAAACTTCATGGTCTGACGGTGCTAGTATAGGTAAAGTAAAGGGTTTAGAATTTTTATTTGAAACAGATATTAAAAGACAAGAAGGTGTAGATTATGTAAATCAAAATCACTTTATAAGGTATGTGGGTAATTGGTATATACTAAAAGGTGAATATCTACAAGATGGATTTGCAGATATTGAATACTTTGAAACATCACAAAGATATAGATATAATGTAGGTAAATTATCACTTAACATAGGTGCAGTCCAAAGAATGTCAGAACCGTATGGATATGATCCACTAGAAGAATGGTTGTTAGATAATGGTAGTTTACATTACACTTATTTAGCAATACAAGAAGGATATGATATAGATGTATATAATTCTATTTACACAGATCCATCTGGAGAAGTTGTTGCAACAAGCCCAGAGGTTTGGGAAGAAGTAGTAATACCAGGAGTACTAGCTGATTATACTGAGAAAAAAAGAAATGAATTAGATAACAAAATGCAACAATCATTAGTGGTAGGTTTAGATTATTATTATTATAAGAAAGATTTTTGGTTACACACGTGGTTAAATTTAATGCCTTGGCACTACGATGATGGCGGAAGTTTCTCTTATCATAATTACAACGATGGAAAACAATGGTATGATTATTCAGGTGGAATGATATTTGGATATAAAATAAACAAGCATTTAGGTACATTTGTAGAGGGAAAATACAATAAGTATTGGAATAGAGAATGGTATGACTTTAAGTGTGGAGTAAATTATGTAATCTTTTAAAGTATAACAAAATATAAAAATGACAAAAGAATTAAACGAAGATAGTGGTTTTAAAGTAAGTATAAAAACACTAATAGCAATTGGTGCTGCGATGGCGACGGTAATAGGTATGTGGTTCATGCTACAAGCAGATATTGCAGAAGCAAAAGAATTACCAAAGGTAGAACCAGAGGTTACTAGAATGGAATTTGATATGAAAGATCAAATGATTAGACAAACCATTTTAACAACACAGGAAGACGTGAAAGAAATTAAAAAATCTATTGAAAAAATAGAGGATAAACTTTACGAATAATAAATTAAATTCAAATGATAAATATAGATGAAACATGGAAGATATTTATAACGTACATGTTTATAATCTTCTTTGTATTTTTAGCTAGCGTAACTTTCGGGCAAGTACAAGTTACTCAATTTAATGCAGAATGGAATAAAACAAATGAAGTACCTTGGCTTGAAAAGCTTACAGATTGTCAAACTATTTCATTTGTAGATATAAATACTCAAAAAGAATTACAAAAAAAACATAAGATAGCGGTTATACCTACTATCATAATATTTAAAGATAATGTTGAGGTTGCTAGATTTCAAGCAGATTTAAGTTTTAAAATGTTAGCAACTAGAGAAGAGGTACAAGAAGAAATAGACAACCAATTAATGAGTGATTTCTAATGTATACATACGAAATAAAATTAGATCGAGTTATTGATGGTGATACCATCGATGCTTATATTGATTTAGGATTTGATGTCTCAGTTAAAAAAAGAATCAGGTTTATGGGGATTAACACTCCAGAATCAAGAACAAGGGATTTAGAAGAAAAAGCTAGGGGTTTAGCGGCTAAAGATAGATTAAAGAATCTATTAGAAGGAACAAAAACAATACAATTAAAATCTCATGGTGTAGGAAAATATGGAAGATGTTTAGGTGAGTTAAATATTGATATTGTCGACGGTAAAGAAGGTGTTACCATGACGAATGTAAATGAATTATTAATCAAAGAAGGACATGCTGTGGAATACCACGGCGGAAAACGATAACTATGAAAAAATTACTATTAATACTATCCTTGTGTTTATCAACAATAATAAGTGCGCAACTACCAAATTTGAGTATTGCTCCTGATTGGACACTAACGGATGTTAATGGTACTACACATAGTTTATATGATTACTTAGATAATAACTATACAGTATTTTTAGATTTCTCAGCTGTATGGTGTGGCCCTTGTTGGAGTTATCATACCGGTGGTACACTTGAAGATTTATATACAAATCACGGTCCTAGTGGTTTCCCTAGCGTAAGCGCTAACACAACAGATGACGTAATGGTATTTATGATTGAGGGAGATGCAAATGCTCTTGCTTGTTTATATGGTGTAGGATGTAATACACAAGGAGATTGGGTTGCAGGAACACCTTACCCAATATTTTGTACCGATGGCACCGTGAACAATGATAACGTTACATCGGCATATGCTATTTCTTATTGGCCAACTATATATATGATTTGTCCAGATAGAATATTAATAGAAGCAGGTCAAAGTAACAATCCATATAGTTTATTAAATTGTAATCCTGCGGCAAATCTTATAAATGATCCTAGAGTAATGCCTTATTCAGGCGCTTCTGTTCAATGTGATGGAACTCTTGCTCCTGAAATAGCTATTATGAATAATGGGATTAATAATCTAGTATCATTAGATGTTGAAGTAGATGTTTCTGGAGCTACAACATTTAATACTACCGTTCCGTGGACTGGTAATCTTAGTACTTACCAATCAACAAATTTTATATTACCGACAATTACAGGTTTACAAGGATATGAATTTATTATGGTTAGAATAAGTAATCCAAATGGTGGAGTAGATGGTGATTTAGGTAACAACGTACTTGGTTTTACAGCTTACCCTCCTGGACAAGCAGGTATAGGACAATTAACCGCTTCAATTTCACAAAGCGGTAATTCTCTTACAGCTAATGCTGTAAATGGAAATCCTCCATATACTTATCTTTGGAGTGATGGTCAGACTACGCAAACTATAGCACCCATTATTGGTGGTAGTTATTCTGTTGTTGTTGAAGATGTAAACGGTTGTGTATCTGATCCTATTACACATTTGTTCACTATTACAACAGGATTAAAAGAAGTTAGTGCAACAGATGTTATCTATTATGGAACATATGATATATTAGGAAGAACTATTAACGATCTTAGTATACTGTCTCCTGGGGCAATGTATATTAAAAATGGAAAGAAATTTATTAAATGAAAAAACTATTACTATTATTATTATTACCTACAATACTATTCTCGCAAACACCGGATAGCTGGGTAAACTTTAAAGTTCAATATGATTATTATGGTTGGCAAGAATCTAGTTGGTTTATGGTAGAAGATACTATAACTGGAGATACGGTTATATTTCACGAACCAACAACTCCTTATCAACTTTTAGATACTACAATAGATATAAATTCAGGTAATTATCGTGTCATATTAAATGATAGTTTTGGTGATGGGTGGACATCGTCTCAACCCGCGTGGTTTGAAATGAAGAACATATGCCAAGGGTTAATTATAGACTGGCAATTACAAGGAGTATCATTTTATTTAAGAGATACAACAGTAAACGTATTACCGTGTGCCCCTCCGTCTAGTGGATGTATGAATCCTATAGCGTTAAATTATGATTCAACCGCTACAATAAACGATGGGTCTTGTATCTTCCCTTCTTGTGGTGGTTTTGATAGTGCTTGGGCAACCCAACAATGTGTAGGTTCTCAGGTATTAACTTATTATGAGTGGACAACATCTCCGAACCCTAATTGTAATGTAATTAAAATATTTTATGGAACAGCAAACTTTAACCAAGTATATGATGTAAATATTAATAATGGTATTTGGGGTATATATATGGGTAGTGGACAACAACCACCTAATTGGGATGAGGAAAGATATTTCCAAGCTATGTTTGCAGATAGTACATTATCAGACACATTGTTTTATACACCGTACTCTTGTATTCAAGGATGTATGGATTCAACAGCGTCTAATTATAATCCATGGGCAACTGTAGATGATGGTTCTTGTGATATAATAGCGTGTGATTCTTTAGAAACAGAAATAACAATTAGTTTAACATTAGATGGTTATCCAGGTGAGACGAGTTGGACACTAATTGATTTAACTAATGGACAACCAATTGATGAGGTTCAAGCAGGAGAATATGATTTTGGGGATGTAGGTAAAACATTTACATATACTTATTGTGTAATAGGATTTGAATTTATATTATACGATTCTTATGGAGATGGTTTAGCGGGCTCAACATCAGGTGGAACTATTGATGGTTCTTGTACTATATTTGATTGTAACGGAGACACAATTTGGAGTTTACCTAACCCAGGATTTGGATCAACAGCTTATTCAGGAGGACAATGGCCACCAGCGTGCGCAGGGCCAGTTAGTGTACTTGGTTGTATGGATCCAGCATACCAAGAATATAATCCGTTAGCAAATGTAAATGATAATTCATGTGTTAACTTACATGTACTAGGATGCGTAGATTCAACCGCATTTAATTATGATCCTTATGCAACAGCAATGGATATCGTTCCAATATGTAATTATACATTACAAATAGAAGATGATGGTGGTGATGGTTGGGGTAATTCATATTTAGGTGTATCTCAAGGTTCTAATAGTTGGACATTCACAATGGGACCTGGTTATTACACGCAATCATTCCCACTTCTTTTAGAAACAGATAAACCAATAATAGTTTACTATTTCCAAGTTGGAGGACCACAACAACCACCTCAACAAATAGCATTTCAAACATTGCACAATTCGTTTTTATTAACGAGTTCGTTAGGAGATACTCTATTATCAGAGGGAACCAATCCATTTTATAATAATGGACAAGGAGCACTTCAACCTTTTAAAGCTCCGTTATGGCCAACATATTCTGCAATGCCTTATTGTGGTAATATGTGTATACCAGCAGTTTATGGTTGTATGGACTCTACAGCATTAAATTATAACCCATTAGCAAACACATCGACACCCTGTACCCCAATAGTTTTAGGTTGTACAAATTCTTTAGCGTTTAATTATGATTCATTAGCAAACGTAGATGATGGAAGTTGTGTAGTTATAGTTGTTGGATGTATGGATTCTACTGCATTTAATTTTAATTCATCTGCTAATATAAATGATTCTTCATCTTGTATACCATTTATATATGGTTGTATGGACGATACTATGTTTAATTATAGTCCAGCTGCAAATACTAGTGATAGCTCTTGTATACCAGTTATATTTGGATGTACAGATGCTTCAGCTTTTAACTATGATAGTTTAGCAAATACTAATAACGGTTCTTGTGTACCAATTATATTAGGTTGTACAGATGTTACTGCGTTTAATTATAATCCTGTAGCTAATACATTAGATAGTTCTTGTGTTCCTGTTATATATGGATGTATAGATGCTATGATGTTTAACTACGATCCTTTAGCTAACACAGATAATGGTTCTTGTATACCTTATTTATATGGTTGTACAGATTCAACGATGTGGAATTATGATCCACTAGCAAATACAAACAACAATACGTGTGTTCCTTATATTTACGGGTGCACAGATCCAATGGCTCTCAACTATTGTGATAGCTGTAATACTGATGACTTTAGCTGTATACTACCTATTTACGGTTGTACAGACAGCACAATGTTTAATTATAATCCTTTAGCAAATGTTGACAATAATAGCTGTATCCCTTTTATTTATGGTTGTACTGATCCTTCGATGCTCAATTATAACCCTACTGCGAACACCGAAGATTTTAGTTGTATTCCTTTCATATATGGTTGTACTGATAGCACTGCCCTTAATTATGATTCAATGGCTAACACGAATAACGGTTCGTGTATTACAATTGTTGAAGGTTGTATGGACCAAAACGCTTACAACTACGATCCAGGAGCCAATGTTAATGATTCCGCTTCTTGCAATTATGACGCTGGTTGTGTTACTGGTGCTGGCAATCCTTATTGGTTAAATGATCCTTGTTACGCTTGGGTAATATCAGTAGATGATTATTGCTGTAATAACGCTTGGGATGATATATGTCAAAGTACATATGATTATTGTTCTAACA